GTATGGCAATGCTCCCAACACAAGCAAAGGAATGTCAGTATTGTGGTCATATCTTCCCTGTTAAATTAACAGAAGCAGAAGAGGTTGAATTGCAACTCCTAGACAGAGCAAAGATAATCAGCGAGTTTAAGACAATGAGCAACAGAGAATTGGCAGCCGCTTGTAAGGACAAGACAATAAAAGCATCTTGGGTATTACATAACAAGACAGACAAAGAAGATGCGAGAGACTTCCTCAGAGAGATGGGGTACAAAAAATCATTCGAATTCGTAAACAAACAAAGATACAATGTATTCAGAAGTTAAAATTCAAGCACAGATATTCCAATGGCATTGGAACAACTTCCCTGAGGAGCGTGGACTACTATGTTACAACCTCAACAACTCAGCCAATAAGATTCAGGGGAATCAAAATAAAGCTCTAGGACTCATCAAAGGTCGTTCTGATATGGTATACTATTACAACGGCACAGCTGTAATGATTGAGCTTAAAAATGCTACAGGGAAGCAATCCAAAGAGCAGATACAATGGGAAGCAACAATAAAAAAAGCAGGATTCAAATACCTGATAATGAGAAGCCTACAGGATTTTATTGATTTTAAGGTAACACTTCAGACATAATGTTGTTTTTAAATAAAGGAGCATATTGCTTCCAATAAATAAATACAAATACAATGGAAATCTTTCAATCAGTAATAATAATTATAATCGTTGTCGCATCAATATCGGATATGATTACTATCAATAAGCTTAAAAAAGAAATCAAAAGACTAAAGAAAAAATCTAAAAGATAACACTATGACAGAACACGAACTTGATAAGCTGATTCGATTAATAAGATTAAAGAATAAGCAAAAGGCAAATGTTAAAGTTTTGTTAAAAAACAAAAAAGATGATTGAATAACTAAAAAGAGGTTGTATCTTTGTACCATAATCAAAAACATATATTATGACTTTCAACACTTTTTTCAACACCGACTTCAACACTTACAATAATAATGGTATCGAGTCTTTCAAGGCTATGCTAGAAAACAAAGGATTCAAAGAGACTAGGTCAGATTGGTTTCAATGTGGTAGTACTTCCGCTATAAAGTATGAGTATAAAAACGGAGCTAACTTCGTTTCTTTTGGACACGACAATGACAACAGGATAGATATTTCTAATTACAAGTTATACTTAATATAACACTATGAACGAACAAACAAGACTTTTACTAGACTATCAAGAACAGGCAATCATAGCTTTAAGAGCAGAGGTTGAAAGACTGACAACAGAGAATGAATTACTAACTTTAAAACTGAAGAGAAATGAATATATTTAACAGGCTACTAATAAAGTATTCACTAAGACCTTACAAAACAACAAAGCTCCCAACAGGCGTGAGCGTAAGCCACTACAAAGATGGAAGACTAATCGTAAACAAAAGCTAATGATAACAAAGACCGAATCAAGACAAGAGAGAACACAAGAGAGAATCTCCAAAACAACAAACAGAGCTAAGGCTTGGAAACGCAGACGAACAACCAAATAGAAAAATATGCTAAACATAATCAAAGAAGCCACAGAAGCAATCACAGGATGCGACATCACAATCAAGACACGTAAAAGAGAATACGTCCAAGCTAGGAATCTATTCTCACACTTCTCTAGGGAAGCAGGATATACACTTGAGAAGATTGGAGCATTCCTTAATAAAGACCACGCAACAATCATACACTCCCTGAAGAGCTTCCAAAATGACATTGAAACCGATGTACACTTTCAGAAGCAACACACACAACTTCAAGGAATACTAGCAAACACAAACGCACAGAAATACATAAACTCCTCAGAGAACATCTTAGAGGCTTTTAAGATGCAGAACACAGCATTAGCCCAAAGAATCATAATACTTGAGCAGGAGCTCTCTGAGGCAGTAAAAGAGAAGCCATTAGTAATGGAAGACCTATTCAAAGGAATACCAAAAGACAGAGTACAATTTTTTATTAATAACCAAATGACCACCTTCATAAAAATGGAGAAGGCAGTCGCTAAAAAAAGAAGAGAAGATGAACACAGAAACAAAAAAATCAGAGAGTACAAAGCCATTGAACAAGCAGGTCTTAAAGAAGAGGGTGGCGGAGTTAGAGAATCGTTTAAGCAACCTACATATCTTAGTAACCAATATCGCTCATAATCAAGATATGATTGTAAAGGCACTAACACCCGATGAGCCAACACAATTCGAAGATGTTGAATAACATACCGGAGATATACATTGAAGACCCTTCCTGTTTGTTGGAGGGGTTATTTCAAGAGGAGCTACAACAAGAGTATGACATATTTTACAGAAGGGTACTATCCCACACCCTATCTGAAGGAACAGACAAATTGACGCCATTAGTGCTCGCAATATACGAGGATACAGAAGAATACCTATTTAGTGATGATGATGAGCCAAATGTGCTCCTAGACAGAGCTAGGCTCTATTTTGAATGGATAGAAGAGTATGAGACCTGTGCACTCGTTAGAGACTTAATTAACCACAATCAAAGCCTTACAGAAATGTAGGGTTTTTTTATATATGTTAAAGTTTTGTTAAAATTATAGATTCGTTTGGTAGTAACCTTTATTTGGTTGTATATTTGCTTCATAACTAAAAACAAACATTATGACAAATACTTGGATATACGTTGATTACAATTACGAAACAGAGATGTATGAGGTAAAGAAGCAAGTCAGAGGCATTGCTAATGATGAGGTATTAAAATCATACAAGTCAGAAGTATGGGCACACAACTACAAAGCTAAAATAGATTATTAAAACACATAACAATCATAAGAGGCTACCCTAACAAGGTAGTCTTTTTATATATATATATATTATATAGAATGATTATAAATAGTATATATAGTGGGACAAAAAAGTTAATACTTCGTTAGTTTAATAGAATCAATAATTGATTTATATTGAATTATGGATAAAAGAAAGAACAACGGAGGCAATTCAACAAAGAGCACAGGCATTGATAAGAGAAAAAGTCCTTACAGAGCTCTAGTAACACAAGCAACAACAGAGAAGGATTTCATTGCAGTCTTTCAGAAGTTGCAACAGAATGCTTTAAAAGGAGATACACAAGCAACTAAGCTCTATCTAGAGTACACAATAGGCAAGCCAACTTTGGCAGTTGATATCACTTCAGAAGGTAACAGCATCACAATTCCTACAATTAATTTCACCTCAGCTCAGGACATAGAACACGAAGAGATATGAGTATAAACATTTCAGACAAGTACACTCCCTTATTCAATAGACCTGAGGGAGTTGATACGTACATCATTACAGGAGGGAGATTCTCTCAGAAGACATTCGCTACTTCATTGAGTGCTCTCACAGCTGTGCTTCAAAAAGGGCATCGTATAATGTATTCACGTTTTACCAATGCTTCCTTAAAGGATTCAGTATATGCTGAGGTTGAAGACAGGATTGAGATGATGCAACTTCAAGGCTCATTTGATATGCAACAGAATAGGATTGAATCTAAGGTCAATAAAGGGAAGATAGTATTCAAAGGCTTAAAGGTTGGTAGTGGTCAACAGACAGCTTCCTTGAAAGGATTGAGTGATTTCTCAATGCTCATTCTTGATGAGGCTGAGGAGATGATTGATGAGGCTATCTTCGACAAGATATCTTTATCTATCAGAGGTAATGGAGTTCACTCAGAAGAGCCTAATGTGAAGGTGCTTATATTGAATCCAACTACAAAGGAGCATTTTATCTACAAGAAGTACTTTCAAGCTAAGGGCATCTCAGAAGGCTTTAACGGGGTACACGAGAATGTTTGCTACATTCATACGTCTTACTATGATTGCCTAGAGTTCGTGCCTGAGGAGACCTTAAAATACTTTGAGGATATGAAGCAGGACAATCCTGAGAAGTACAATCACGTTATAATGGGTGGTTGGTTATCTAAGGCAGAAGGAATTGTCTATACGAATTGGGAGTTCGGTCAGTTCAATCCTGATGGTCTTCAGGTTATCTACGGACAAGATTATGGATTCAGAGACCCTACAACTTTGGTAGGTGTGGCAATAGACAAGAAGAGGAAAGTCATCTACGTGAAGGAGGAGTTGTTTATGAGCGGATTGACCAACTCAGAGATTGCCAAAATCAATATGAATGTGGCAGGTAGAAACCTCATCATAGGAGACTCAGCATCAGCAGGAATCATCAATGAGATAAGAAGGATGGGTTGCAATGTAGTTGGAGCAAAGAAGGGAGCAGGGAGTATTGAGGCCGGTGTTGCTTTACTACAAGACTACAAGTTGATTGTTGACCCTGAGAGTAGCAACCTAGCCAATGAGCTTAATAACTACGTCTATACGAATAAGGGCGCAAATCTATTTTGTGATATGTTCAATCACAGCTTAGACGCCCTCAGATACGTAGCGTTGTATGCTCTAGGAAGCAGAGGGAAGATTGAGATTAGGTAAAAGTAAAGGGGAGTAGTTAGCTCCCCTGTTGGTTTTATTTTACTTGCTTTAGCCAAGACTCGTAAAAAAAGGTTTTATTTAGTGTGTAATTATTACCTCTCTTGTCAGTCATTTCAGGGCAATCAATATCTTTCAATAAGTACTCTGTATTACCATCTTCGTCTTTGGTTGACCATTCTACAATGCCTGTTAGTCCTTTAAATACTAAATTTGCATTTACTCTTACTTTAGTTCCTTTTGTGAATTTCATAATCTTATATTTAGTTGTTATCGTTGGGTCAAAGATAATGGTTTTTTTAATACCACCAAACTTTTTTTAGTTTTTTTTTTAATTAAACCTAAAATGTTGTAAAGAACACTTTTCTCTTATATTGGCGGGAAGTGTATTTAACACCTTCTTAGCCTCAAAGTCATTTGAGAATATCATTGCGTCTTGTGGAGTAGTTCCAAATCTAGGGATTAACAACCCACCTACCTTAAATACTCTGTTAAGACTCTTGCCTTCTGAAAAAATTAATGTTGATATGTTCATAGCTTTTATATTAGTTTGTTAAAATTTAATGCCGATTCTTTTTGTGACTTACACGGCTTTGGTCTTTTTTGCTCTCTAGTTTGTCTCTTAATAGCTTTGGAGTTTGCTTGTCTAGTTTTACAACTTAATAGCTTTGGTTGTTTTGCTTGATACAAAGATACGAATGTTTTTGACTTCTCCAACTATATTTTAATAATTTTAACAAAACTTTAACATTTGATGCAAAGGGACATTATCTTAAAATATTCGTTATAATAGTATGAGAGACACATTAAAAATACAGCTTCCTGAGAACATTGCAGACATCACATTGGAACAGGCTCAGAAGTTAGATGTGCTTAATGCGAAGAGAGAAGACCTCAACGAGCTGTCTTTCATCAAGAGATATATTGCTATATTCACAGAGCTCAAATACAGAGACTTGGATAATATCTCAATGAGTGATTTTGATGGAATCCACGCACAGATAACAGAGGCATTAGATACTGAAGTTCCTTTTGAGAATAGATTTGTATTGAATCAGGTTGAGTATGGTTTCGTCCCTAACTTGGATGAGATTACAACAGGGGAATATATCGATTTGAGTACGTATGGCAATAGTATGGAGACACTTCACAAGACAATGGCTGTGTTGTTCAGGCCTGTTACAAAGGATATGGCATTTGGAAGCTATGAGATTGAGCCTTATAATGGCACGAAGGATAGAGCTGAGATAATGAAGCAAGCTCCTATGAATATTGTATTGGGTATGTTGGTTTTTTTTTGCGATTTATCGAGGGAATTAAAGAATCATATCCTGAAATCTACTCTAGTAATGGAGGAACTGAGAAAAGCTCAATAGGTTATTTTGAGAAGTGGGGTTGGTATGCAACTCTTGATATGTTGGCAGATGGAGATATACTCAAGATTAACAAAGTAACTGAGATTGGAGTGATGGAGTTTCATACATTCCTAGCTCATAAGTTAGACAAACAGAAAATGGAGGCAATATTAAGGAAGGGAAGTAATACAACACAACTATAATGAACGCATATACGCAACTACTAAGACATATCAAGGAAACGGCTGAGGCTGACCATTACATCACTACTATACTATCAAGGCTTCCGGAGGATTTTGATTGGGAGAAGGGCAATATATTCCCTATCTTCAATGTGAGCATCCTATCGGCTGAGTTCACTTCAACCTCAACAATCAAGTTTCCTGTTACACTCACGTGTGTTGACAAGAGAGACA